GATCGCGGTATATCCTTTACGACCATATCCTTCAAACGACTGAACAACGCCAATGTCTGACATCGCGAAGATCTCAGCTGCTTGTGGAATCATATTAATATTGTGTTTAGTAATGCCGTGATCGTGAGTAACGATAATAGGATCTTTAATCGTAGCAACAAATTCGCGGAAACGATCAACGTATTTTGCTTGCTTACGTGTAGGCATTGAGTGGATAATAACAATATCACAGCTGTTAACTTGAGCAACAATGTCTGGAACAGTTTCAGCTGTATCTTCTGTCCCAAGTCTTAGCATGGTACCTAGCCAAGATACATCTTTCGATCTGCTAAAGGTGCGCGCATTATCAAAATCAACAACTACTGATTCATGTCCTTGATTAACAAGCCACTCCTCAAACACATTAGCACCTTTAGTAACGCCACAACCTTCAATGCCTTTACCAAAAACAAACGCAAACTTCATGATATAACTCCTAGCTTTTTTTCTACAAACTCTTCAAATTTCCCAGGAACACCGTCCCAGATTTCCGCATCTTCCATTGGCGCAATCTGTTCAGTAATTACTGGCCATATCTGGCTATATTTAGCATTCCTTTCCAGCCAGATAATTTGTTCTGGTTCTGGTAGATCTACGCCTGCTACAATAGCGCCTACAGGACACTCAGGAACACAAACACCGCAATCAATACATTCGTCTGGATTAATTACTAAAAAGTTTTCACCTTCATAAAAACAATCAACTGGACAAACCGCAACGCAGTCAGTGTGCTTACATTTAACACAATTGTCTGTTACCAGATAAGTCATATTATATCACCAATAGTGTAACTTGTACATTACTTTCTTTAAACATTGGCAAACTTTGTTCTTCCCAAACTTGTTGCCAATTACCTTTGTCAGTTTTAGCTGACGGAATCACTACGTGTTTAATACCAGCTTGAATAATACATTTAGTACAAGAAGGACAAACAGGTAGACCATAAACATATAGTGTTGAGTCTTTAAGACTTACACCAGAATACAAAGCGTTCATAAGAGCATTCATTTCAGCATGGATAATTCGAGGATACTTTTGATCCTTATCGTTTAGCCGTTCTTCAGTATCAGCGATACCCTTTGGAAAGCCGTTATAGCCAGTAGCAAGAATTCGACGTTCATCGTTAATAGCAACAGCACCAATTTGGCTTGAAGGATCTTTGCTCCACGCAGAAACCATCTGAGCCATATCCATAAAACGACGATGCCATTTTTGATTAGACTTATCAACTAAATCTGTTTCAATTTGCATCCGGCGCATATAATTTTCATAAGTTTCTTGAATATCATCCATAGCTATACTACCAAGTCAAAGTGGCGGCTATACACATGCAAATTCATTACTTGCCACGTGAGTGTACCTTTTTCAATACGTTGGATTGGATCAGAGGAATAAGTGTTAACATTATAATCGTCAGCGATTTGATTCCATTCAGTAACAAACTTATCCATGAGGTACTGTGCCCAAGCGTAATCGTTCTTGTAGCCAAAGACTACATCATTAGAACGCATTTGAGATACCATGTGCAATTTGCCATCACGAATATAGAAGGTTTGTGCGTTGGTACAGATGAAGTCTGACTTGCCACCTTCATCAAACTCAACCCAAATAGATGGACGGTTATAAACCATTTGAGCGCGACGACTATCAGGATTATCCATCAATTCATTAAAAGCATTTTGATATTGATTATGGTACTTATCATGAAATACCAGATGACCATAGTTTGAATTGATATTACCATGCTTATCGGCTGCATACATCCAAGCAGCAGGTGGAGCTTTATCTTTGCCATGAATATCATTGATGTTAGTAGACATGGATTCGTACCAAGCCAATTCAGAGTTAATGTATGATTTAACTGGTGTACCAAAGATAGAAGGTTCGTCTGCATTAAAACATGCGCCTAGCATTTCGATTGTGTTGGCACCAGTTTTATCAGTAGTAAAGCGCTCAGCTTTTAATTCGCTTTTAAAGTAATTGCGGATACCATTAACGTTCATCATAATCATTGTGTTCCTTGTCTAGATCTTCAAAAATTCGTATAAGCTCTTGCATTTTATCACAATCTGCTTGGTTTTCAGTATCGATTTCTACTTCGAATTTAATCTTCATTAGTTGCCTTCTTAAAACGATCGTCAACATCAACGCCTTCGCGTACACACGTATTTAAGATCATTAGTTGTGTCATAGCATGATGCAAATGCGATAGGCCGCTTTCTGGATCAAGATCTTCGCCAGCATTCCAAGCCAACATATGACGTTGAATAGAAGCGTAATGGCGCGACAACGGAAACTTATTAATATCCGTGCGCCAGTTGTTTTCACCGTATTTCTGTGCACCAAAAGCAAATACATTAGCAGCATCAATGATAGCTTCTGAAGGTACTAAGTTGATTGGCGGTTTGCCTGTATCGAATTTCATATTGTTATCCTTGCATCAAGTATTGACAGTTTACGTCTCTGTAATGATTATAATACATTTGTCCGGAATTGTAAAGGCTTTTTTGCATATAGTTTTTAAAATTACTTCCAACTTTGGTTATAAGCATCCATTCAACTTGATACACGTTAGGTTCTAATACTTTATAATCGCCAACAACAAAGTGGTCTACAAGGTCTAAGTTCTTAAGAAAAGTCTTAACATAAACTGGATCATCATATGAATACCATTTTGTGTTATCGTTTGATAGAAAGTTTTTACGCTTTACTTCGGTCTGACCGCCATCCCACAAGACATCCCAACCATATGAGTCTCGATCACCAACATCAAATTCTTTTGGATTTTTAGTTGCGCCTTGATGTACTAAAGCAAATTCCAAAATAGCACCAGCACGTGAAGCCTTAAAGCATTCTTCGTATGTGCGTCCTCTGCTTCTTACAGGGCATTGAGAAATTTCAAGTGCTTGTTTACCAAGATACTCTATTTCTTCGTCAGTCATAGAATAAGTAATAGGTTGAGGGACTTTAATCATTGTTTGTTATCCTTTTAATGTTAGTGCCGTAACTCGCATTATGAAACATTTCGTTAAATGAACTTCCCTTTTGCGACACGGCACCAAATCCAATACACAAAGCAACAATAGCAATACCTACTAAAGCGGTTTTAATCATTTTATTAATCCTTATGCAGAAGCGTAATGTTTCTTCCAAGTTGATCCGATCGTACCGAATCCAGAGCCAGACATGTAAACTTGCCACATGATACGAGACACTTCAGCTGCACTAGGTGCAACAGAGATATCATAAAGAAGACGATTAAGAACAATTTTCTTCGTCTTAGTAGTATCAATCAGCTTTGCTGCAGCGTCCTTAGAAGTGACTACGTGCATCGTGTGTAGCTTGTTAAGTATATCCATATTCATTTATCTAACTCCTTCACAAAGAATAACTTTGCTTTCAGTATTTAACATAACACTGAATGACTTATTAAGACTGATATATGTAACACCTTCAATACACACTTCAGAGTACCGTTTCTTCTCAGAATCTACTGCTGATTGATAATCTTGCTTAACTATATTGTATGACATAACAGATAGTATAATTACACTAAGTCCTACCAACGCTAATGCTATATTCAATTTCATAATATAATTCTTTATTGATTAATTTATAGATCTATTATAACATAATCGATCCATTGTGTACATCTTTATTTTCATTCTTTTATATCAATATAACTTAATAGCTCGCGGGCGTACGGAATTGAACCGCGACTCGTTCGAACGATACTCACCAGGTATAGCCCGCGTTAAAATGGTGCCGCCACGAGGAGTCGAACCCCGGACCTTCTCCTTACAAGGGAGCTGCTCTACCAACTGAGCCATGGCGGCGAAAAAAAGCGGTAGTGAATAAATGCTTGTAGAAGAAGGAGGTTTTGCCAAACGGTTCTTCATCTATTCACTACCTAAAAAGTGTTCAACTTTCATGCCAGTATATAACCTCTTACGATCCGAAGATATGAACTTAATCATTGTAGAGAGCGTCACTATTGAACTTGAGGCGCGTTTGCTAATTGGTAGCGGAAAGAGGACTTGCACCTCTGCCTCACAGGTTATGAGCCTGGAGTTCCCTATGGAATCCCGCATTAATTAGGGGAGGTTTTGTCCAGTCCTCCATACTGGTTGACAGTTTTTTCTATAGTCGATGGTGGTAACTATAGAACGGTCTGCCGTCCTTATTGGAGGAGAGTCAGGGATTCGAACCCTGGGACCGTTTGACCAGTCGACGGATTTCAAATCCGTTCTCGTAAACCACTTGAGTAACTCTCCAAAAAAGGCCTCGCACCGCCATTTCAAAGCGACTTGATTATGACAGGTTTATTAAGTTCGTACTAACGATCAACTGGTTAGGAATACGCTTCATACTTATTTGAGTAATTTGCATTAAGTACGTTCCGGCGACCAAGCCATCACAGGGTTAACACATTACTCATCCTTAACATTTACCAGAGAGATCATACTCAAGTGGTCATGCGAGATAAAATGGCTCCTTTGACAGTATTCGAAACTGTAACTTCATGAT